CTAAAGATTTACCTAAAGCACCACTACCAAAAACAACTTCAAATTTATTACCATCAATTTCTTTTAAATAATATATTAAAGATTCTGAGGTTAATGCCGTTACTGTTGGGCCATAAACAAAATTTCTAGTTGTTGAATCTGACGACGAATTTAAAACTCGAACCTGTAACGTAGATGTATCTGCATTACTGTTGTTAATGATGATCTTTTTAGTTCTATCTGTGATATCATAAGTATACTGTTCGGTTACATATGTGCCTTCGATCAATACTACATCCGATAAAGAATATACGCCATTTGCTGGTGTTATTGTTAATGATTCGGTGTTTGAAAAAACATACGATCGGCCGTCAATGGTCGTATCAAACTTAGACCCAAAGGGGATTGTTATCGAAGACGGTATACCAGTAGGCACTACGGTAATTGTGCCAGGTAAAGTCGCTGATGTTGTCGACCTTGGCGTGTAACCTAAAGAATCTGCTAACGTAACGACCGAGGATCTTTTTTGAGCTGTGTTTAAGAATGTTTCGGCCGAAGCCATATTCGTATAAAACATATTGTAATACGTGTTATATGATAATAGATCTAACAGACTAGCCAAACCCGACGAATCAAAATTATAATCTTGAAATTCAGATTGTGTTTTTAAATATGAAACGAGGTTGGATCGAATCTCCGCATATTCAAGTCCATCAACTTTTAAATTTGTGTCGTTAGCCATGTTATGCCCTGCTTATTACGGTAGATACTTCTTGTGGTTGTGGGAAACCCTTAGCATAATACTCTATAATAATTTCTATGCCATAGTCTTCCATATTGGTTTCGATCGAAATTAAATCTACTCTAGGTTCCCAAGTTCGAATTGCATATTCAAGATCTTCAGTCAACTCATTTTCTGTCAGAGGATCAGCTGGCTTAAACAAATAATCAAAAACCCGACTTCCAAAATTTGGATTGTATGGCCTGCTGCCGACTGGTGTTCTGATTAAATTCAACAACGCCAGTCGAACTGCTTTCTCGCCACTAGCCGGTTTAACCTCCCCCGTGTTGGGGTTTGGTGTGAAATTTAACGGTAAATCTGAATATAATTCTGCCATGAGACTATTTATATCTTATTTTAAGTATTTTTTTGGTCTTGTATTTCTTTTCTTAGTTCTTTAGTTACTTTTGCAATTTCTGATAGGGCTTTTCTGGCTCTTGTGGCAGAAACTTTGACACCCTTTTCAATAAACTTTTCTCTTTCTGACAAATACGTTTCAAATAAACTAACTAACATTTCATGATTGCTCATAATATTTCCTTCTATTTACAAAAAATTGCTTGACATTTCATTTGATTGTGTTATAAGTAGCTGTGTAGCATTTTAAAATCAAATATATTTCTATTTATAATATTTTATTATGCCAGTTGATCGATTAAAGCTTTAATTTCTGATACAGTAACCACACCAGTTTTGTCTTTTAATATAATATCATCGGCTTGCAACGTTATACTCGTTTTAGACGTTTCGTATTCATTTTTTATCACAACAGATGCATTGCTTCCATTTGCTATATTTAGATAGGTCGATGGATTGACTGGTTTTATTGGTGAAATATTATCAGAATATATTTCTACCCCAGTATTGTCTTGTGGCATCGTTAGTGATATTTTAGGTTTCCCACTCAACCCTCCATCTGGATCTAGTTTAAATTTAACTTTACCGTAAATTTCCTGTATGTATGCGTCCCTGTTTGAGTCAGCTGAATTGGTTGGATTTTGATAGACGGATGGGAATGAAATTTCCGATTCTGATGACCATTTCGCAGAATCCTGACCCATATTAGATTCAATGTTGCCTGGAATAACCCCGAGAACCATTGGTTCTTGTGCATCTGATCCATCAAGGAAAAACCCGAGAACCCAATCTCCAACATTAGGACGGCCGTAAGCACCATGCACATTTGGAGCATTCAGACAAGCAGCCCAAGGTAGAGACTGTGTCTTAATTTCATTTAAATATGCAGCTGAATGATATCCAAATATTCTCACTTTTACACGACCCAAAAGCGCAGGATCAACATTCCATTCAACAACACCTATCCACCAAGTAAAATTTGGATTATCTGTAATCATTATTAACCACCCCCATCACCAGTATTAATCGAAATACCATTCTTACCAAAAAGTTTGATATTCTTAAAAATTGTTTCATTTATTCTAGTGTCTATCGAAAAGATTTGTTCTTTCAGATTTCCATCAGTTTCAGTAACCTTAACAGTTAATTCGGGTGAATTGACAGTTTCCGTTTCTGTTGTTGACATAGGTGCTGCGTAGTATTGTGATTCGGACTGATTCAGTTTCTTTTCAACTCCATCAATCGATATCGAAGCTGGTACATACGTCTTAGCAAAATCTTTCAACCCTTCAGAGAATCCAACGGCCAATGACTGAATTCCAGTTTCAACACCAGTTCTCAAATTTTCTACAGCAAGTTTTTGTGAATCGATCATAGACTGAAAACCTATTATGTTGTTAGCTTGGTTCGACAGTCTGGTATTGACAGAATCTATACCCTTGTTAATTTGGGTGCCAATTGTTGCGTTCAGAGATGTCAATTGGTTGCCAAATTCCGTATTTAATGAAGAACGGAGGGTTCTTCTAGCAATGTCGTTTTGTTCTTGAATAGATTTAATACGTTCGGCCCAAGCATCTTCTCGTTCTTTTTGTTGTTGAGCAAACGTTGACGCTTTCTTTTCCAACTCAGCTTTGGCAATTGCCGCCGCGGCAGCTGCCTGCTCGCGAGCAGTTACGGCTGTTCTTTGCAACTCGGCCGCTAACGCGGCTTCGGATACAATTCTCTGTTGTTGTACTGTCAAAACGCTGTTTGTTACGTTTGTCAAACCCCGTTCAAATGCTATGCGTTGATTTTGTATTTTATTTTCCGCATCGACGGCCGTATCAGACAATAGATTTTTTAATTCTTCTGCAGCTGCTGCAGCAGCTTCCTGTTGAATTTTAATATTGTCTGCCAACCGTTGTTCGGCTTCTCGGGTCTCCTGTCTTGCTGTAGCTACAATTTCCGAGTTTTCTAAAAGATTGTCGATACGAAAAGATCTTAAATTCTGTAGTACCACAGGATCAATTTGCAGTGCATAATCACTGGGGACCGTCACAACATTGTTTTCTACTTGCGCCACAGCATTTGCCGTATACCCTTCTTCAGCTGTTCTTGTTGGAAGTAGATCGGATGCACTGAGTTGATTCTGTGATTTTAATGGTTCTCTGACCGAACCTCTTGACAACTCCAAATCTTTAGAGTATACTTCGTTTGTTATTACATGTCTCACAGCTGTTACGAAATATTTTCCAGAATACACATTGTTTTCTGTTATAGAACTTATGGAAGTATCGGTTGATTTTTCTACGTCACTTGGTAATTTGAGATACACAATATCACCAGCGCCTAATTGATTGACAGCACCATCTACGCCGACTCGAACTCTCATTGCTGAAAGAGCAAAAGATCCGAATAGATCTGCCTTAATCCACGCCTTTTTGTCTTTCATTGGATCGTTGATAGCTGTAGTGACCATTCTTTCGCCGGGAATTTCTTCTGATCCTTTGATACGTCCGGTAGAAAATTTAGCGAATATGTTATTATCACTTATAATATCATTAACGTAAAAATCTTCTGGAGCATCTTTATAATTGAACACGTCAACTTCCAAAGATCGTCTTGCAATATTGACGTTGGTTACTTTAGATCGATAAAATCCATAGTTCATATTAATCATATGATTGAAATTTTCTTCTGGAGTGACATACTCTGCTCTCATAACAGTTTCAGCGCCTTTACCTTCTGTATACCCTATTGCTGGTTTATATACAATGGTGTATATGTCTTTTGTGTTACCACCAGAAACTTTTGGAGCCAAGTTTCTTAAATTTTTTAAACTTGCAAATGTATATCCTGTAGTCAATCTATCAAAAAATAAATAATAATTACCATCAACACCAGATCTTTTTGCTAAGTATTGTATTGCCGAAATTGGCGAGTAGCCTGGGGACACAAAAGAACTGTCAATTTTCGGCAAATTTGTTTGAATGTTAATACTTTTACCTAGATCTTCGGTACAAATATCATTTATTATATTGCTTAATGACGTATCACTTTCGTAGGATCTATATATACGTTTTTTCTGAGAAACAATTGTGCTTCTCGTTACAAATCCCAAATTGTATTTGATACTATTGTTAGCTACATAAGTTCCGTTGGATATTGAATGTACAATCAAATCGTCGCGATCGACTAGGACATCGTAACCATTTGGCCTTAAAATTCTAATGGAAATACTTTCTCCACCAGTTAGCTGGAATTTTTCCAATCCTCCAACAAAGTCGTCAATTTCTATAAATCCCGAAATCGAAGGGTTAAAAATATCTTCATATATAATAATCTGCGTCATAACATCGGTTACACTTACGGGTGTGCCGTCACGAAGTGTTAACGTTATTGAGTCTACCGTGTAAGATCCGGCAATATGTTCGTCAAGTTCAGGCTCGCGAATTGACGATTGCGTCCTCAAATCAGGAAACTTGTACGCTGTCATTTATAAGTTCTCTGTGGAATACAACGATTCTTGAATTGCGACTTCAATTCTTTTAACCAAGTTTGGTTGCAAAATTTTAATTCTTCTTTTTTCTTCATTCAAATCGGATTCATACTCATAAGTTGTTTTGCTGTATTTTTTATCGTCAATTAACGACTCGTAAGTGGCCTGACTTATTATAAAACCCTCACCCGTATAATAAAATCGAATTTCATTTCTTGCGTTTGAAATAGATCCATATTTTTCTATGATATATTTTTTGAATGTTGCAGAATCTTTTGGCCATTCGTCGTACAAGTTGTGAATGTTGTTTGATAACAATAATATATAGGCATAGGATGGACGACCATATAATCTGTTAGCAATTCCTTCTGGTCTTTCGCCTTCCGCAATCAAATAATCTCTTGCGCCCGCACCTCCTGCTTGAAAAATATAATCATTTATTTTGGTTCTAGTTGTAATATCAATCGCAGATAACGAGTGATACTGATCAATTTTATAATCGACTTTATTGTAATATCTAAACATTATATGAACTTCGATCTATTCTGAGCTTCACTCTTAGCATCACCCAAAGTTCTTGGAATGATTTCAATTAAACTCAGTGTTAAATTAGTTTCTGTCGGATAATTGTCAGTCGTAAAGAAATTTATTTTTTGACCGCCATAGTCAGATTGTACTGTTTCAATAACACACGGTTTACTTTTGAAAAGTGTTTCCCAGCCTGGAAGACCTACGCCACCACTTTCACGCACAAATGGAGCCTTCTTTACTATGATATTAAATTGAATTAAATTTGGGTATCCAAATGTGAGATTGATACCAGTAATTGATTCATCATCATCATTAATCAATCCGGTCGATTGATTTAATGAAGGCGAAGCTGCCAATTTTAATGTGGTTACAGCTTTTCTAACTTCTTCTGCATCGGTCTGGTTTCTAGGTTTCATATTAAAAGGTAATTGATATCTTCTGAATGTAGGTCCCTTGTATAATTGTTGTTGCATAGGGTTGATTGCGGTCTTAGTAAGAAACTCAAACTGACTTAAATTGTTTAATCCTGCAGAAGCAATAAATCCACTTAGACCTGCGCCACCTTTCTTAATACTATACTCCAACGCCTGTGCTGCAGATACAGCCGTCTGGCCTGCGGAAGATGCAGCTTGCGACGCTCCCAATATATCGGTAGCTACCTTTAACCCCTCGGTCGTTCCTGCTCCAAAAATTGGGCCGTCTTGTTGATAGTTATTAATATTCGATAGGTTTAATTGTGGTGGCGCTTTCAAATATAACTGTGGAGCCTCACTAACTCTCGCTCCATCAGCATTTAAAATTGTCATTTTAACATATGCTGTTACATGGTTGTCGTTACCCGCATCTTGATTGTGAGGAAACTTAATTTGTGAGGAACCAATATTCGAATATCGACTATTTGGGTCTGATTGTTCTGGCCAACCAGTGTCGTCACCCGCATAAGATTGATGACCATTATTTCCTGCTAATTGGTATATCGTCTTTCCCATAGAAAGTTCCTAAATAAATACTATCTTGTTCTCTATTTATAATTTAAAAATGTCATATCGCGGATATAAAGGTAAATTTAAACCAAAAAATTTCAATAAGTACTGGGGCGACCCAACCAAAATAATCTACAGAAGTTTACTTGAAAGAAGGTTTATGTGTTATTGTGATGAAAGTCCTTCTATAATAAAATGGAATTCTGAAGAGGTTATTATACCATATTTATCACCCATTGACAATAGATATCACAGATATTATGTGGATTTTCTTATTAAAACTAAAACTAAAACTGGCGAAATTAAAACGACATTGATTGAAGTTAAACCATATTCACAAACATCGCCTCCGGTAAAAAAATCTGGATCAAAAAAACCCACAAAAACATACATTAGAGAAGCTATGACTTGGGGTGTTAATGAGGCAAAATGGAAAGCTGCTTCGGAATATTGTTTAGATCGCAAGTGGCAGTTTAAAATAATTACAGAAAAAGACTTAACCCCGTAATTAAAATGTATAAATAGAGTATATGTTAATATTTAAAGAACTAATTTATAACGGCGTTCGGTCGGGTGAAATTCCCGCCAGAACCAAATCGTCTAGAGAATGGTATAGAGAAACTGCTAGGCAGTCTTTCAGTGAAATTCAACCAGGCGAAAGTAGTGATAAGTTTAGGCCTGGAAATGTTGTAAAACAATTTTCCGAAAAAAGACGAGTATCGAGGCCGGAACTGGGAATGATGTACTCATTTAAGTACGACCCAAAACATAAAAAAACTTTGCCGTATTATGATACATTTCCGTTGATATTTCCGGTGGAACAATACAACGACGGTATACTTGGGATCAATTTTCATTATTTGCCATTAGCTGGACGGGCCAAACTTATGGACGCACTATATACAGTGTCTTCGGACAAAAGATATAACGAGAGGACTAAAATATTGGCAACGTATGATATTTTAAAAGGTGCATCAAAGTTTTCTGGGTTTCGACCAACATTAAAACGATATTTGTATGAATACGTAAAAACTCCATTTTTGGAAATTACAGCTGCGGAGTGGGATATTGCATTATTTTTGCCGATGGAAAGATTTAAGAAGGCACAAGCATCTGAAGTGTGGGCAGACGCGACTAAAAAATCAAAAAGGAAAGGTAGGTAATGGCGAAGAAGTCTAATTTTTCATTATCAGGATTGCAATCCGTTCTTAAGGGTGGTATCGCTAGGCCAAATTTATTTGCGGTTGAGATTGGTGTGCCGAATGTGATTAAAGGTAGATGGAGGCAACTGCAATATGCAGAATATAATGGCCGATTAAATAACA